CGGTAGCTCGGCTGGCGGAATCGAGCCTGTCTGAGTCAATCAGGCATGCCGCAATCATGCACGGACTCAAGCAGAAGCTGGTTGACGCGGCTGCGATGTCTCGTAACCCAGACACCGGCAAACCCGCGAGCATGGCGGACAAGAAAGCGGCCGTGCTTGAGGTATTCGAGCGCATTACCAGCCCCGATGGCACCTGGAATAAGGTCCGGGGTGAGGGCGGGACGGCGAGCGAGGGTGGGCTGCTCATTCGCGCCCTGGTCCGGGTTTACGATGGCGTCAACACACCCGAGCAGGTCAGGGCATATGTTGCGAACCTCGACGCGGCACAACAGGCTGCCCTGAGAAAAGATCCCCGCATCTTCCCGATCATCCTCACGATCAAGGCGGAGGATGCCGCACGCCGTGCGGAGCAGGGCGAGCCGGAGGAGGATGACAAGCCTGATCTGCTGGCCGGCCTGGGTGCGATTCCGGGGGTGGCGTGATTATCCCGTTCGATCGGCGCATCGGCTAGTCGACCCTCTCCCCCCCACCCCCATGGCAACCCCATGGGGGTTTTTTGCCTTGGCGCGTCGAATCCCCATGCTAGGCGGCTGGGTGTTGATGGCCTGTCGATGCCGGGCAGGGGTTTGGTGGTGGGGTTTGATGGTGGGTGTTGTGGGGGGTGTCCGGGCATGGTGGCAATGCGGTTTCCCGGGCCGGAATGGCCGGTTTTAGGCGGGTTTGCCCCGGGCTGGTAGGGCAGTGGCTCGAATGGGCAACTCGGGCTCAAACGGCCGATTAGGGCCATTGCCGGGGATTTTCACAATGTGCAATCCTCATGCACCCCGGACCCCGGCCCCAGGCCGCTCATTGAGGTGCCCGCCTCCCCTCCCCCAGCCCCATTCCCCACGCTCGATCCCCGCTCACGCGCCTGTGTTGCCCATCTAGCCTAATTCCCCGGGGATTATTGGTTAGTAATCCCGCGGTGATTCCCAAGATGGTCATGTATAAGGCCTGAGTTCCCGGGTTTGGGTTTCGGGGACGAACCTGCCTCTCGCAATTTGGTGCAATTCCCGGGCAGCCTACCCCTAGAGTTTGCTAAGCGTATTGCTGGCGTTCGTCGAGTCGGTGTGTATAAAAAGAAAACGAAGAGGGTGCGGGCAGAATCCCCCGGGATTTGATCTCAGTCAGTTACAACTCTAGGGTCGGTTTGGGTTCAAGGTTCTATCTATCTAATAAAAAAAAAATATAAAGTAAAAAAAAAATTGTAACTGAATGTAAGTACCTTAGACCCCTGCCCACCTCCTCGACCGGCCCAGCTCTCTGATTCCCCGGGGGATTTCCGGCCGCGGGGACTTCGTTTTCTTTTTATACATACATACTCGACGAACTCCAGAACGACGCTTAGCCAACGCCAGGGCAGGACTTGCCCGATTTGGCTTGCGCAGGGCGGCCTAGCTCTGCATTATCGGGTTTCGTCGCCGGAATTTCACCCTTAAAGTAACCCGGACCCCCCTCACCAGCCCGAGCCCACCCACCATGGCACCATTGACAGATCGCAAACGGCAGCTCCAAGCTGTCTGGATGAAGGCGCTGACCGAAGACCTCGTGTTTCGGTTCAGGGATAAACAGACCCTTCACGCTGCGAAGTTCGCCTTCTACAACGCTGTGAAGCCGGTTCGAGACAACCCGGGGCTGAATCCCGCACTGGCTGAGGTGTTGGAGCAGGTTGCCCTGACGACTGACACAACTAAGATGACCATTCGGATTGGGAGGAGCCGGCTGTCTCTGGCCCTAGATGAAGTGCTGAGCGGGCTGCAGCTGGATGTGGCAGTTGAACCCTCGCCGGACTTGCTGGCAGAAGAATCCGCCGCGAGGCTGCAGGCCGCGATAGCAGCCGAGCCCACCCCGGATAACGTCGCACGGATTGACTTCCGGGATTTGAGGAGCAAGCATCATGGCTAAGCGGCTTGGCAGGGCATTGCAGCCAGATGATTTCCCAATCGGCTGGCACGACGCGGCGAGGCGGGCGGGTGTGCTGAAAGGCAGCTGGGTAATCGAGCATGTGCAGAGGGATGACAAGGTGGCGGTGCTGGAAATTCAGCGGCGAGCCCGGCATTTTATCAAGCTGCTGCATGAATTGCCCGCACATCCGACCAGCCAAGCCGCATTCGCCGATGGGTTTGAGCTGAAAACAGCCAGCAAGCAGCTCTTCGATGGCACTTGGTATGTGTCAATTTACAAAACCTCCCGGCCTGTCGGCTTGACTGACCTCCTCGGCAGCATGCTCGACGAGGTGTTAAGTTCTACTAGCGATCCATTGACAAGGTAGTTTGATCCTGCAATTATCCATCCACGCCATCGACACCCCGGCATACTGGCAGGCACCGGGGACGAAGGCTTCCACAACCCCCTCAATTGCCCGCCGCGACAAGGAACTGACAACATGAACACCCCCGCAAAGAAGGAAACCCAGATCGAAACCGTCAAGATGGACGACGAGCGTCTGGTTGACTTCCCTGGCAAGCGCATCCTGCAGAAGGACAGCTTCATCGACGCCGATGGCACGGTCAAGGTCCGCCTCGACTGGCGCAACGGCGAGACCCGCACCTTCACCATCCCCGCCGGCCTGCTGGCCAAGTTCGCCGCCCACGGCGCCGAGCAGAAGCTGGGCGACGAGATCAGCGGCCTGAAGAAGACCGACGGCAGCGACGCCGACATCGAGGACAAGATCCTGGCCGTCGACGACCTGATCGAGCGGCTGAATGGTGGTGAATGGTCCACCCGCAAGGAAGGCGGCGGCATGGCCGGCACCTCGGTGCTGATCCGCGCCCTGGTCGAGGTTTACGGCAAGCCGGTCAGCGAGATCAAGGCCTACATCAAGCCGTTCTCGCAGGCCGAGAAGATGGCCTTGCGCAACCACCCGGCGATCAAGCCTGTGGTGGCGCGGCTGGAAGCCGAGAAGGCCGCCGCATCGAGCGCGAAGGTGGACACCGGCAGCCTGCTGGCCGGTCTGGGTGAGATCCCGGGCTGACCACCGCCCCCTGACCCAGGGTTATCGGGTAGTGTAGGGGGTCTACTCAAACCCCTGCTAGCTGAGGAGCGCCCTCAGATGACGCCGGCGAACAGCGCCGGGAACGCCCCCACAGTCGAATGTCTCCCGGCTGTGGGGGTTTGTTCTTGGCGGTTAACTAGTAAAACTGTGTTGATCCCCCGGGATTATTGCGGGATAATCCCCCGGTGATTGATGGTTTCAGTCACACGATAGCCAGGCGGTTTCCTGGCGGAGACGCAAATCATGGAATTCACACCCGAGCAGAAGCTGGAAGCCCTCAGGCTCCAGCTCCCCCGTGCCCCGATTGCGCAGATTGCTGCAATCATCCTCAAGGACTGGGGCAGTTCAGTCAACTACGCCGCCAAGCCTTACCTCCGCGCAATGCTCAGCCTGACCAACCTGCAGAGCATGCATGGCGCGGATGACGGCCGCAGTATCGTGCAGTACTTCCTCAGCAACGCACAGACCTGGCGCGGCCCGATTGCCCGGGTGGTCAAGGCCGAACTCAACAAGAGGCTGGCATCATGAACTCCCCCCTGCCCGCTCTCGGCGATCTCCTCGCTGAGGTTCGCAAGCCGGCAGGGGGCGCAAAGCCTTCTGCCCTCCCCGCCCTCGGCGACCTGCTTGCCCAGGCCACCGCCACCCAGCGCGATTCCAAGGCCCGCGACACCGCCAAGCGCCGCCTTGCCCTCGGCCAGGGCTCTGCCGAAGAGCGCGCTGCCGACGCCGCCCGCATCCGCGACTGGGAGTCCAAGCACGAGTGGCAGGCTGTCGCAAACGTCGCGCTGTTCCACGTCTATGACTGCGAATGCGGCAAGTCAAGCAAGATCTTCGAAGGCCTCTATCGCCGCGAGACTCACCGGCACCTCAAGCATGGCGCCCAGCGGCATGTAGCAGTTGATTCTGCCATGGCTGATCTGCCCAATGAAGTCGCCATCCGCACGACTGACATCGAGGTCTGCGGCGCCTGCATGGATGCCAAGGGCTGGGATCTGACCAACGCGACGGAATGGGGAATCTAAACCATGGCCTATGCGAAAAAGCCGAAGGTCGATGCAGAAGGCTGGTGCGGCCTGACCATCACCGAAGAGCAAGACCTTCTCGCAGTCATTCATCACGGCACTGTCGCAGCTGCCTCCGCTGCGACTGGCCGCGTCCCCGAAACCCTATACCACCACCTGCGTTCGATCCGCGGGAAGCTCGAAGTCGCCACTACTGAACAAGCCATGGTCTTGTACTGCCTCGACCGTATCACCGCCGGCATCGCCTTGCCGATTTACGTCCCCGCCACCAGCCCTCTTTACCAATGCGCTATCGCCAAGCACCTTCGCCCGCCAGTCACGAACTCCCTGATTGGCTCCTCTACCTCATCGCAGCCCTGACGTTAGGGTTCTGGCTCTGGGCGAGTAACGAAGACTACGCCTGGGAGCGCACCTTGGAATGTTCCCGACACAACCTGCAATATGACAGAAAGGAAGACAAATGCCGCGTCCGCGCCGCACCGACCGCCCAGTAGAAAAGTCAATCTCCCTGCCGCAGTCCCTCTGCACGCAGGTGGATCTGATCCTCTGGTCAGACCTCGAACAGCGGGTGCCTCATGGTGCCTGGGCGAGTTTGATTCAATCCCTTCTCGAAGCCCACATCAAGGAGATCCAACATGGTCAAGCACCCAAGTGACCCGACGCTGACCTACCTCGCGCAGCCGTATTGGCACAGCAACCCGCTGGTCAGACAGCAGCGGGTTGAGATCGGCGCGGCGGCAGCCGCCTTCCTCATGCAGGGCGGCTGGCGGGTGTTCGCGCCGGTTCAGCAAGGCGACACCGTGCGGCATTATCTGCCCAGTGTGTTTGTGCATGACCATCGGTTCTGGATGGAGCAAGACCTGCCGATGCTCGAGGCTCTTGGGCATCTGCATCTGCTGCCGTTGCCAGGCTGGCGGGAGAGCAGGGGACTTGCCGAAGAGCTCAAGCTCTGCCGGGATTCCAACATCCCTGTCCGCGTTCTCCAATCCGCCCAGCGCGACACCACCCTCGAAAACATCCAGGACCAGGAAATCGCCTACAACAACTGGGCAGTTTCCTTCCTCGCAACCCCCCTGCACGAAATCAAGCCATGAGCGCCACCTCCCCTGCACAAGTCGCCGTCGCCCTGCCCCAGCCGAATGACGAGCAAGCCGCGGTCATCGAAACCCTCGCAACCTGGGTCAACAACAGATCCGACTCCCGGGCACTTTACGTTCTCAAGGCCCCAGCCGGCTGTGGCAAGACCTTCTGCCTCCGCCACCTCGTCAACAAGATCCGCGGCCGGATTGTCTTCACTGCGCCGACCAACAAGGCGACCAAGGTTCTCCGCGAGCAGCTGACCACCCCCGACTATCGCCCTGACTGCCGCACGATCTACTCCCTGCTCGGCCTGTCTCTCAGCGCCGATGGCGAGGTCAAGGTGCTGACGCAGCCCGAAGACCCCGTCGATCTCACCGACTACCGCCTGGTCGTAGTCGATGAAGGCTCGATGCTGAACAAGGAAGTCGTCGGCCACATCCGCAACGCCGCCTTATCCACCGGCGTCAAGATCCTTTTCCTCGGTGACCCGGCACAGCTCCCGCCGGTTAAGGAAACCACCTCCCCGATCTGGCAGTTCGAGAACGTCCTGACCCTGACCAAGGTCATGCGGCATGACAACCAGATTCTGGCCTTCGCCACCAGCCTCCGTCATCTGATCGACCAGCCCTTCGGCATGCCACAGATCAAGGCCGACGCCGACAACGGCCAGGGCATCTTCACTGGCAACGCCATGGACTTCCACATCCAAGTCGCCCAGGCCGCGGAACTTGGTGAGCTCTCCAAGCCAGACAGCACCAAGGTCATCGCCTGGCGCAACGCCACTGTGGATAACTTCAACCGACTCGCCCGCCAGCGCATCTTCCCCGAGACCTGGCATGAGGCTTTTTTCCAGCGCGGAGATCGCGTCATCTTCACCGCCCCGGCTTCGGACAGCGAAGACAAGCCCATCGGCAAGGTCGATGATGAAGGCACCATCACCAACGTCTACGACGGCTGGCACTGGAAATACAACCAGTTCAAGACCCAATCCATCGGGCTGACTATGGATGACGGCCGGCTGGTCATCGCGCAGATCCTCCACCCCAGCGAAGAGCGGCGGTATCAAGACGAACTCAACCGACTGTCTTCCCTGGCCAAGGACGATCGCAAGAAGTGGCGGGACTTCTGGGCTTTCAAGGAAGCCTTCCACCAGCTCCGCCACTCCTACGCCATCACAGCTCACCGTTCCCAGGGCTCGACCTACGAAAAAGCCTTGGTCAACTACCGTGATATCATGGTGAACAAGGACCGCAGCGAGGCTCTCCGCTGCCTTTATGTCGCCTGCACGCGGCCGAAGAAGGTGCTGTTTTTAGGGTAAACTGGGTTGCAAACTGCCGCCCCGGAGTGCATAATCCCGGGGTGTTTGGAACTAACTGGAGAACCAGATGGAAGCAGTTGAGATGGAAGTCATCCGGCAGAAAGTGCTCGCCGGGACTGTGACGAAGGAAGAACTGAGCAGGGTGTATGCCGCCATGCGGGAGAAGCGGCTGATGATCCCCGCGGCGATCGGCGGTAGCAAGGTGACCAAGGCGGCCAAGGCCCCGGCGAAGAAAGCCACCGTCAATGCTGATGACCTGCTCGCCGGCCTGGGGCAGTTGCCATTACTCCCGAGTCCGTAAGAACCTTGTCGCCGAGGGGCGCGAGTCGCCCCTTCCGACCGGGCTTTTCCGGTAATCACTTGGAGATTGTCATGAAGGTTTATCTGGACATCTATATCACCGCAGCTGGGCAAGAAAAGGTTGCCAAGGGCGAGTCGCTGAGCTACTGGGACTTCGACAGCAAGTTTACGGCACTGGAAGGTGTCGAAAGTTGGAAGTCCAGCCCGACGCCGACCGCTCAGCTCGTGGCCAGTAAGATTTCCTGCAGCATCCCGTCCCAGGAATCTTGTGCGGTGAAAGCCCTGGCCGCGCTTGAAGCCGAGCGCGCCCGCATCCAGCTCGAAGCCGCCAATTCTCTGCGTGAGCTGCAGGAACGCGCCAGCAAGCTCCAGGCCCTGGCCTACACCCCCAGCGCAACTTCGGGAGCCTGACATGCTCGGCGGCAAGCTCCTCCTCCCGCAGGTCTTCCTCCTTTACATCGACGACGACGTGCCGGAAGCCCACCTCTGCGAACTCTCCGAGATCTTCGGTGTCTGGGTGTTCGAGCCGCAGAGTCTGGTGCCGGTCATCCCGGACCAGGGTGATCCCATCTTCTGTCTTGAAGACCAGCTCCCCATCGGCGGCCTGCCGGAAGGCATCATCATCACCCAACCCAGCCCCCACCTCCTCAACCAAGTCGCCCGCAACCTCCTCCCGAAAGCCTGACATCATGACCCGCCCGATGTTCCCCCACACCTTCGACTCCACCATGCTGGCGGCCTTCCGCTCCTGCCCGCAGAAGATGTTTCGCACCTATGTCCAGCACTGGAAGCCCCAGAACGAGTCCGTGCATCTGGTCGCGGGCGGTGCCTTCGCCAAGGGTGTTGAAGTCGCCCGCCGCACTTTCTTCTCCGGCGAAGGCGACCTCCTCACCGCTCAAGAAGCCGGCATCGGCGCACTGATCAAGGCCTACGGCGACTTCCAGCCCCCTCCCGACTCCGCCAAGTCCCTCGACCGCATGATGGGGGCGCTGGAGTTCTACTTCGACCAGTACCCTCTTGGCGCCGACGGCCTTTCCCCCCTGATGCTCGGCGGCAAGCCGGCCATCGAGTTCTCCTTCGCCGAGCCGTTGCCAGACATCTGCCACCCCGTCACCGGCGACCCGATTCTCTTCACCGGCCGGGCCGATATGCTGGCTGAGTTCGCCGGTGGCAAGTACGCTGTCGACGAGAAGACCACCAGTTCCCTCGGTGCGAGCTGGGGCCGGCAGTGGGAAATGCGTGGTCAGTTCACCGGCTACACCTGGGCCGGCCAGCGCGCGGGGATCGACCTCCAGGGCTGCGTCGTCCGCGGTGTGTCGATCCTCAAGACCAAGTACGACACCCAGCAGATCATCACCTACCGCACACCTTTCGAGGTTGAACGATGGCTCAAGCAGACCGTCCGCGACATCACCCGCATGATCAAGATGTGGGAAGAAGGCTACTGGGACTACGCCATGGATGGGGCTTGCGGGGAGTACGGCGGCTGTTCGATGCAGTCGGTCTGCAAGTCCCCGAGCCCGGAGTCGTGGCTGCCGATGTATTTCACCCAGCGCGTCTGGGATCCCCTGGCCCGGCAGGAACTGTCGGTGGCGGAGTGGGAAGCGAGCTGGGGGCACACCCCGGCTTAATCGAATCGAAACCCCCCGGGATTACCCCGGGATAACCCCGCCGGATTTCCCGGCAAACCTGGAGTCATCATGTTCCTCGAGTCCCTGATTTCCGTCACTGCCGCCCTGTTCGTCCTCAGCGCCGCCCTGTTCGACCTCAGCGCCGTCAAGTTCGGCAACTTCACCTCCATTCCCACCTTCCGCGGCCCGACCCCTTCCCGCAGCTCCCGCCGTCGTGCCCGCACCTCGCACGCCACCCTGCGCAAGGAACCCGGCCTGATCGCTGGCACCCCCGGCAACAAGCTCGTTGTCAAGGCCGCCCGGCGGCTCCTGACCAAGACCATCATCAAGTAACTCGACGCGGCCGCGTCCAGGGTCACAAACTATAAGCCGGCCTTCAGCCGGGGGTTGTAGACGGCAAAAAAATGTTGAACCCCCGGCCTTTTACCTTGAAAGGAATTATCATGAGCGGTGGACACTTTGATTACGTGCAAGACAGGATTCGTGCAACTGCCGAGGAAGTAGAAAAGCTGCTGGCACATCCCGACTACCCCCAGCATATCAAGCAGGAATTCGTCAACTGCCAGATCTACCTGATCAAAGCGGCTATTTACCTTCAGCGTGTCGACTGGTTGGTGTCGGGGGATGACGGAGAGAAGGAGTTTCTGAGTCGCTTGCGGAGCAATCTTGCAGAGGTCGAGTGCCTGCGCGGCACAGAGCGGGCGCCGCTGACAGACGAGGAGCTGAGGGCCCGCGTGCCAGCCGGTATGTACCGGCACAGTTGGATCGCTGGCTGGCGGGCATGCGAGGCCGCCAGCCAGGAAGGCGGTGCAGCATGAACCTCAAAACCCTTATCAAGCTCCTCTGCGCCGCCGCGTGGCTTTACCTCATCTGGCTTTGCGCATCATGAGCAGCCCTACTCCCCCATCCCAGTCGACCGCCGCAAGACCCAGGCCGCCAGGGGAACCACCTTCATCTGGACCCCCTACCCGCCCAAGCCCACCGACTTCGAAGTCAATCAGTATGGGCAGCTCCGCACCAAGGATTACACCCCGCCGGTCGCGCAGCCGGCAGAACAGCCCTAAAATCACCCCATGCTCGCGCCTCCAGCCGTCATCCACTCGCGCCACACCGTCAAGGCCAGTTATTTCCTCGGCAACCGCCTGCTCGGAACCAGCACTTTTGAATCCGCGAACTGCCTTCCGCACAGCGAAGCACTGTTCTGCAAGACCTGTGGCGACATCTGGGGGCGTATCTATGTCGAAGGTTCTGACTGGGATGTCAGAGCTGTCCCGTGTTCCTTGCACACGCCCCTGGGCGTCTCAGATTGGAGTGCCGTGCCTGGCTCCTTTCTCCGTAGTGAAATCTCTGTCTATCAGATGTCGGTGATGTTCCGGGCGGCGGCGCTCGAACACTTGCCAATGCCTGTCCTAGCCAGGGAAATCGCAATCTTTCAGGCACAAGCGAAAACCGAGTAACCACCATGGCAAACAGCCGCAAATCCACCCCCAAGGCAATGGGCACTGTTACCGGCCGCATGCACGCCGTCCCCACTTCCGCCCGCGATCACGACGAGATGCTCAAGGAAAAAGCCCTCGCCCAGCAGCTCACCCTCGCCCAGGTCGCCAAGACCATCGAACTCCAGGGCCCTTTCCTCATCCCTGTCTTCGACCAGCTCCAGACCCAGATCTACACCGCCATGAACGCCAATGGCTTCTGGGACCTCGACTCTGAAAACTTCGGCCTCAAGGTTGCCTTGATCCACACCGAACTTTCCGAGCTCCTCGAAGCCAACCGCAATGGCATCGACTCCGACGACAAGATCCCCGAGTTCACCGGCGAAGAAGCCGAAGCAGCCGACACCATCATCCGCCTGCTCGACATGGCCGGCCGCTACAACTGGCGGCTGGGTGAGGCCATCGTCGCCAAGATGCAGTACAACATGACCCGGCCGCACAAGCACGGGAAGAAGTACTGATTGATCCCCGGCGCCGCAGCGGTTCTGCGGTAATTTTACAACTTTGAGGAACTTTCATGCCCATAATCCCTACTGTTGGCCGTAAGGTCTGGTTTTTCGAAAACGCCTCGCAGGTCGAACCTTGGGACGCCACTGTCATAAAGGTCTGCCATCAGTACACCCCGGCTGACGAGTCCGGTTCGCCGACGTACATCCAAGTCGCCGACTGCCCCACCACCCCGGTCAACCTCTTGGTCACTCACCCCGACCTCGGCGTGCAGTCCCTGGTGACCAACGTGACTGCCGGCGATTCCGGCAGTCCCTACCAGCACTACCGCTGGATGCCGTACCAGCAAGCCCAGGCAGCTAAGTCGGCCTGATTTCCACAGCACCTCAACCAGGACCTTGACAGTGAGCAAGCCCAAATCCTCCCCTCTCCAGCATCGCCAGCACCGGCTCGCCTGGCTCCTCTACGTCACAGCCGGCGCCACCGCTAACCTCGCTGCCGCAGCCGCAAAAGCCGACAACAAGGACCCCATCCTCGAAGCCCGCCTCTCCGCTGCCCAGCACTCCCTCCGCGAACTCAGCATTCACATCTACCGCCGCCTCGGAAACCTCTGACATCATGGACCTTACCACCAACATCCCAGGCCCCAACATCCTCCTCATGGGCCCAGCCGGTTCCGGCAAGACCTACTCCCTCGGCACCCTTGTCGACCAGGGTTTCAAGGTCTTCTACCTCGGCCTTGAAGCGGGCATTGAATCCTTGCTCGGCTACTACTCCGACAAGTCCAAGCCCATTCCCGACAACCTCCACTGGCACATCCTCAAGTCCGCCTCAGTCAGTTTCGCCGACATGGCCGCCTCCGCCACCCAGATCAACACCCTCAGCCTCGAAGCCCTGGCCAAGGGTCAAGACCCCAAGCGCTCGGCCCACAACCAGTTCATCAACCTCCTCAACTGCCTCAACAACTTCGAGTCCCAGCGCACCGGCGAAAAATTCGGTGGTGTCGACAGCTGGCCGGCCGACCACGTCCTCGTCATCGACGGCCTGACCGGCATCAACAACGCCGCCTTGTCCCTCGTCGTCGGCGGCAAGCCCGTCCGCAGCCAATCCGACTGGGGCATCGCGCAGCAGCAAGTCGAGTCCATCCTCCGCAAGCTCTGCGACGGCACTCGCTGCTGGTTCGTTCTCCTGGCTCACGTCGAGCGCGAGCAAGACATGGTCCTCGGCGGCGTCAAGCTCATGGCATCAACCCTCGGCAAGGCTCTGGCCCCGAAGATCCCTTCCATGTTCTCCGATGTCATCTTGACCGCCCGCGACGGCATGAATTGGAAGTGGGACACTGCCAACTCCCAGGCCGACCTCAAGACCCGCAACCTCGCGATCTCGGGCAACCTGACCCCCTCCTTCTCCGCCATCGCCGACAAGTGGCGTGCCCGTGTGACCTCCGCCGGCAAGTGATGCGGCTGGCCGATTGACACCTGGCATCGGCAGTCCCATCATCGAGTTTCCTAGCCCGGCGGCACATGGCTGTACCCCGCCGGACCTTCAACCCTCAGCCATCTTCATCCTTCATCAGAAAGCTCATCATGTCCGGACTCTTCGACCCCCAAGCCTTCCTCGACCAAGCCACCACCGACGCCGGCAGCACCGAATCCACCCCCATCCCCGCTGGCGAATATCTCGCCATCATCAAGGATGTCAAGCCCCGCCAGTGGGCCAAGAAGGACGACCCGTCCATCACCGGCGTCGCCTTCGACATCGCCTACCTGATCGAAGACGACAACCTCAAGACCCTGCTCGAACGCAAGGAGGTCAAGATCACCCAGGGCATCATGATGGACATGACCGAAGACGGCCGCATCGACTACGGCAAGGGCAAGAACATCACCTGGAATCGCCTGCGTGACAGCGCCAACATGAACCAGCCCGGGCGGCCTTTCGCGCCTTCCCATCTCCTGGGCCAGTTCGTCAAGATCATGGTCGGCCATCGCCTGGACAACAACAGCACCCCGCCGACTGTCCGCGTCGATGTCAAGGGCACGGCGCGGCCGTGATCGGCAACTGACCTGCTGATCTAGTCTCGGCACCTTGAGACACCCGGTTTGCGCCGGGTGTTTTTGCTTCATGATTCGCTAGGATCGCCTCGATGTTGTAACAAGGCCTCGATTTAACGCCCCGGGAACACCCCCGGGATATCGGGTAATACCAACCCCTCGCCCACAATTTTTACCCCCATTGCCGGGGCAACCCTACCCCGGCGCGGACCCCACCATGCACCCCAAAACCCCCATTGCCTCCATCACCATCCCCGCTGACCGTCAGCGCCGCGAATTCCTTCCCACCGAAATGCAGGAACTAGCCTATTCCATCGAATCCTTGGGCCTTCTCCACGCCCCGGTCATGCGGCTGGTTGACGGCAATCTCACCCTTGTTGCCGGCGAACGCCGCTTTCGGGCCCTCAAGCAGCTTTTCACCCTCGGCCAGTCCTTCCGCTACAACGGCGAAGTCTACACTGCCGAGGCTGGGCAGATTCCATATGTCAGCCTCGGCGATCTCTCCCCGCTCGAAGCCGAGGAAGCCGAACTTGATGAAAACCTCCGCCGGGTGAACCTGACTTGGCAAGAGCATGCGGCAGCGGTGCAGAAGCTCCACGCCCTGCGTACCGCCCAGAAAGCCCAGAACCTCCGCACCCAGAGTCTCCCAGATCCACTGACATCGGTGCTTCAGCAAACAACCCACACCATCGCCGACACTGCCCGTGAACTCCACGGCCGCAGCGACGGCGCCTACCAAGACACCGTTCGCAAGGAAGTCATCGTCGCCAAGCACCTCAACAGCAACCCGGCTGTCGCCAAGGCAAAATCCCTCGATGAAGCCTTCAAAATCCTCAAGCGTGAGGAAACCAGGACCCAGAATGTCGCCCTGGCCCAGAAAATCGGACAAACCCTCAGCGCCGACTCCCACACCCTCCTCAACGCCGACTGCCTCGCCTACATGCAGGGCCTGGTCGACTTACCATCTTCCCGCCGTTTCGATGTCATCCTGTCCGATCCGCCTTATGGCATGGACGCTCAGGATTTCGGCGACGGCGGTGGCAAGCTCTCCGGCATCGAGCACCACTACGACGACAGCCTCGAATCCTGGCGTGCCTTGATGTCTCAGTTCGCCCCGCTCACCTACGCCGTCACCAAGCCCGAGGCCCACGCCTATCTGTTCTGTGATCTAGACAACTTCCACGAACTTAAGTCCCTCATGGAAGCCGCAGGCTGGTATGTCTTCCGCACCCCTCTGATTGCTCACAAGCTCGGAGGCGGCCGTGTCCCCCTACCCGACCGTGGCCCCCGTCGCTGCTACGAAACCATCCTCTACGCTATCAAAGGCAAAAAACCCGTCACCGCCATTCTCCCTGACGTCATCCCCTGCGCCGCCGACGACAACCTTGGCCACGGCGCCCAGAAGCCCGTCGCTTTATTTCAGAACCTCCTCCAGCGCAGTGTCCGCCCGGGCGATTCCGTCTTCGACGCCTTCGCCGGCACCGGGCCGATCCTCGAAGCCGCCCACACCCTCAAGTGCCATGCCGTGGCCTGCGAACTCAACCCGGAGTACTTCGCCATTGCAAGCCGCCGGCTCGACAACCTCCGCGCCCTGTCCGAAGGCGACGCCATCCTCAGCAAGCTTGGAGATTTGACCAAATGACAACCGAAACCATCCTGACCGAACGCGGCAATCGCTACGGCAAGTTCACCGGCCATGCCCAGGTCACCCAGAACCTCAAGACCATCATCACCGACGCCTTGCGCAGCCGTAACAAGAGCCTTGCCCCTGACCAGCAGGAAGCCCTCGACATGATCTGCCACAAGATCGGCAGAATCATCAACGGCGACCACAACTATGACGACAGCTGGGTCGACATCGCCGGCTATGCCCAGCTCGTCGCCAACCGGCTCCAAGGCAAGGAAATCTGACCATGATTACCCCCACCGGCCCTTGCCCAGCCCGCATCATGATCGTGGCTGAGGCCCCCAGCGCAGAAGACATACGCTCCCACACCCCGCTCACTGGTTACCCTGGCTTCGAACTCGGCAAGATGTTGAAGGAAGCCGGGCTCCAGCGCGAGAACTGCTTCTCCACCACCTTCCTCCGCATCCAGCCCCCGCAAGGGGACGTAACCGCCTTCATGGCGATGTCGAAGAAGGAAGTCACCGACCAGCACCGCCTGATCCGTGACCGCAATGTTCTCTCCCCAATCTGGGAAGCCCTCGACATCATCCGCCGCGAAATCGAACTCTGCCAGCCCAATGTCATCATCACCCTGGGCAATCTCCCCATGTGGGCGTTGACCGGCAAGTGGGGCATCACCTCCTGGCGGGGTTCAATGCTCCAGTGTGACCTCGACCTCGCCCTCGACTACCAGCCCAAGGTCCTCCCAACCTACACCCCTGGCATGGTGATGCGGCAGTGGCATCTACGCCCGATTACAGTCCTGGACCTCAAGCGGGCGAAGCTGATGTCGGCAAGCCGTGAGCTAATCCGGCCGGATTACCAATTCTTAATCCGGCCGGATTTCGGGCAGGTCATGTCCGTCCTCGCCCAGCTTAACCAGCAAGTCCAGCGCGAGCGTCTCAAGCTCAGCATCGACATCGAAACCCGCGCTGGGCACATCGCTTGCATCGGCCTCGCCTGGAACACCAAGCAAGCCCTCTGCATCCCCCTTCTCTGCGCCGAACGAGTCTCAGGCTACTGGCCAGAAGCCGAGGAATGCGAGATCCTCTACCAGCTCCACCACCTCCTCACCCACCCCAATCTCGAAGGCATCGGCCAGAACTTCCTCTACGACGCGCAGTACTTCTACCGCCACCTCGCCTGCCTGCCTCGCCTCGCCCGGGACACCATGATCGCCCAGCATGTGTGCTTCCCCAACATGCAGAAGTCCCTCGACTTCCTCTCCAGCATGTACTGTGAGCACCACCTCTACTGGAAAGACGACGGCAAGACTTGGGATGCTCACACAGGTGAAGATCAGCTCTGGTCTTACAACTGCACCGATGCAGTCATCACATACGAAGTCGATGCCGTCGAACAGCAGAACGTCGATGCCATGCAGCTCCGTGAGGTCCACGATTTCCAGCAGGAGCTCTTCTGGCCAGTCCTTCGATCCATGAATCGTGGCATCCGCATCGACACTGATCGCCGCGCCAAGTTCACTTCCGAAGCCATCCTCGCCATCGCCGAGCGGGAAGCCTGGCTCCACGAAGTCCTCGGCACCCCGCTCAATATCAAGTCCCCTTTACAGATGCAGAGGTTATTCTATGACGAATTTGGCCTTCAACGCGTACTTCACCGGACAACAGGCACTGTCACCTGTAACGACGAAGCTCTTGGCAAACTCTCTGCTCGCGAACCTCTCCTACAGCCCCTCGTCAAGACTATTCAGGAGCTGCGGTCTCTTGGAGTGTTCGTATCCACCTTCCTCGAAGCTCCTCTCGATACTGACGGAAGGATGCGCTGCAGCTACAACATCGCAGGCACCGAAACTTTCAGATTCTCCTCCTCACAGAACGCATTCGGTACTGGGCTTAATTTACAAAACATCCCATCGGGCGGTGGTTCAGATGCCCTCAAGCTTCCTAATGTTCGAAGCATGTTTATCCCTGACCCCGGACAGACATTCTTCGACATTGACCTCAGTTCTGCTGATCTGCGAATCGTGGTCTGGGAAGCCGACGAGCCTGAATACAAGGCCATGCTCAGAGAAGGGCTAGACCCCTATACCGAGATCGCCAAGGAATTCTACCACGACCCGACTATTAACAAAAAAGACCCCCGGCGCCAGACTTTCAAATCCTTTGCCCACGGCACCCACTACCTCGGCACTGCTAAGGGCCTAGCCGAGCGCCTAGGTCTCGGCGTCCATCAGGCCGAGCAGACCCAAAAATGGTACTTCGGCCGGTTCCCGAAAATCAAACGCTGGCAGGACGACCTCAAAGACCAGGTCATCAAACGCCGCTACGTCCAGAATGTCTTCGGCTACCGCTTCTATATCATGGACCGGATCGAAGGCACCATCTTCAACGAAATCGCCGCCTGGATCCCCCAGAGCACCGTCGCGTGCCTGATCAACCGCGGCTATGTCGCCATTGACAAGCAGCTCCCGCAAGTCCAGGTCCTTCTCCAGGTCCACGACTCCCTTGCCGGTCAGTTCCCAACCCACCTCAAATCCACCATGCTTCAGCAGATCGTAGCATGCGCAGAGATCCCCCTCCCATACAGCGACCCACTCGTCATCCCTGTCGGGGTCAAGACCTCTGACATTAGCTGGGGAGATTGCAAGTGAAGACTCGCAAGTACGATGACTGGATCTCCGGCTTCCTTGACTACACCAGCTATGGCGAGGCCCCACGGCACATGTACTTCTGGACTGCCGTCTCTACCATCGCAGGCGCCCTCCGCCGAAAAGTCTGGATCGACCAGGCCTATTTCCAGTGGTATCCGAACTTCTACATCTGTCTCGTCGCCCCGCCTGGGATCGTCAGCAAGTCCACCACAGCCGGCCTGGGTATGAAGATCCTCCGCCAAGTCCCGGGCATTAAGTTCGGCCCCGATGTCGTGACTTGGCCAGCCCTTGTCAGTGCCTTCGCGGGATCTCTCGAAACTTTCACCCACCAAGGCCTGGACTATCCGATGTCCCCCTTGACCCTGGAATCTTCCGAGTTCGGCAACCTCCTCGACCCACAAGACAAGCAGATGGTCGACCTCCTCGTAGCCCTCTGGGATGGCAAGCAAGGTGACTTCAAGAAGGACACCAAGACCTCCGGCAGCGACAAGATCGAGAACCCCTGGATCAACCTCATCGCCTGCACCACCCCAGCCTGGATCTCCGGCAACTTCCCTCAGTACATGATCGGAGGCGGTTTTACTTCCCGTATGATCTTCGTCTACGCCGACCGCAAGGAAAAACTCGTCGCCTACCCGGGCAGCTCTGTTCCCCCTGACATGGCCGAGCAGGAAGCCGACCTCCTCCACGACCTATGCCATATCTCCCGACTCTCCGGCCCCTACAAGCTCACCCCCGAAGCTATCGAGTGGGGGGAAGCCTGGTATGAACGCCACTACACCAAGCGCCCCGTCAACCTCGATCCCGAGCGCTTCGGCGGCTACATTGCCCGCAAGCAGACCCACATGCACAAGCTCGCTCTCGTCCTCGCTGCCAGCTCTACCGACGAACGCATTGTCAGTAAAGACCACCTCGAAATCGCCTACACGATGTTGACCGATCTTGAACCTGACATGAACTTCGTCTTCAGTCGCATCGGGCGTTCCGATGTCAGCCTCTATGTTGAGCAGCTAATCAAGTTTGTCCAAGGCCGCGGCACTGTCCCCTACGCCGAAGCCTTTCGCCACGTTCACACTTACTTCCCTTCCATGCGGGAGTTTGAGGATGCAGTAGCGGGTTGCATGCGGGCCGGCTACCTCAAGCTAACCACCGGGGGTTCGGAAGGGCCGACGCTCAGCCCGGGAATCCCCCTCCCAACTGCCACCAACGGGGTGCGGGCCTAAACGAAAAGCCGGGGATGTCCCCGGCTTTTCTACTTCCGCCGACGTTTCGATCGTCGCTCTAGCATGTCAGCTGCGGCGTCCCGTAGCTGGTCCAGTCCCGTCTCCTCGGCAAGTTGAATTGCTCGTTTAAGATCTACCACATCCCTACGCGCGTGCAGCTTTTCAACGATCGAGACAGCCGTCAGTATGCAAGCGAGTGTGGCGCCGATTGCCGTGATGGGCTCCATGCCGCCGTAGAGCCACACGCCGCCCGCAGTCGCCCAGGCGCACACGTTGCCCCATAGGCTGGCGATCTTGGTGTGCAGGGTTTCGAAGAAGGCGGTGATCATTTCGCTGTGCCCTTCGACAAATACGGCGAAGCCTTCCCGGTCTGCCAGTACCGCTTGACGGCGCCGCTGTCTTCATCCTC